CAATGTGACCATTCAGGACTTTATTGAGGATGTGGTATGTGTGATGGTGGACGAAGTACACATGGCCAAAGCAGATGCACTCAAAACACTGTTGACCAGCGTGATGGCTAGAGTGCCAATTCGTTGGGGATTGACTGGTACCGTGCCCAAAGAAAAGTTTGAGAGCCAAGCTCTGTTGGTGAGCTTGGGCCCAGTGATCAGCAAGCTCAGTGCCAATGAACTGCAACAACAAGGTGTGTTAGCGCAGTGCCATGTGAACATTGTGCAGTTACAGGATCATGTGGAATACTCTAACTACCAAAGCGAGCTTAAATACCTGTTGGAAGAGAGTGGCAGACTGGATGCTATGAGTGAACTCATACGCCATGTAAATGAAACAGGCAATACTTTGGTACTGGTGGACCGCACTGAATGTGGTCGTCAATTGGTAGAGCGACTGGGCGAACGTGCAGTGTTTGTGTCAGGCGCAACCAAAGCAAAAGATAGACAAGACGAGTATGACGAAGTGGCGGACAGTGTTGATAAGATTATTGTGGCTACCTATGGTGTTGCCGCTGTGGGCATTAATATCCCTAGGATTTTTAATCTGGTTCTTGTGGAACCCGGGAAAAGTTTTGTCCGCGTTATCCAAAGCATTGGACGCGGCATAAGAAAAGCCGAAGACAAAGATCATGTTCAAATCTGGGACATAACCTCAACTTGTAAATTTGCCAAGCGCCATCTAACCAAGCGCAAACAATTCTACAAAGAAGCCAACTATCCTTTTACTCAGGAAAAATTAGAATGGATGAAAATAAAATAACTGTTGCAGTGTGTGGAGACAGTTTTTGTACTGCATCAACTGTTGATCTCAAAGAAGTTGGTGTCCGAGCTCACTTTAGTCAGATGCTCGAAGACCAGTATGGCTATCAAGTTATCCACCTAGCTCATGGCGGATTTAGCAATGCTGGAATCTTTTTTCAAATGCAAAAAGCCCTTGAGCTTGGAGCCGATGTTGTGGTCTACAATCGAACATGGGCCAGCAGAATAAACTTGTCACTGCATGACAACTTTGAGCCATCTCAAGGCCTAAAGAATTTTATCTATTCTAATCCGCACATGCCCAGCACTGGTTCGCCGCATGTGGGGGATAACAAGGCTGCAATTTTTTCCACTGTGTGGCAGAATTTAGAAAACAGTACATTTTTTGATCTTACCAAAGAACAACTTGTGGCTGTTGACCTGTACATGAAGTATTTTATGAACTACAACTTCCAAGACACTATTGATGGATGGTTGTTTGAATTTTGGCACAACAAAATTTTGGATGCAGGTGTACTGCCTGTTTTTTTCAACAATGATAATGTGGGGAAAGTTGCTTATGATTTCAGTGCCAACAATCCCAACGTTGACACTCCGTTTCACACAGACCGCGCAACTCAGCAAACAGTTGCCAACAACATACACCAAATAATACATGGGTAAAATATACAAAGACATAAATAACTTTCTGCCGCAAACTCCACGCGGAGTGTTTGTGGAAATTGGTAGCGACCGTGGAGAAGGGAGTACTCAAACTTTGGCTGAGCTGTCGCAACAACACAACACTCGGTTGATCACTGTGGACATCTCCAGCAAAGCGCAGAGTAGATTGTCTCACACGTTACCAAACACTGACTTTGTTGTGGCATCTGGAGCTGTCTGGGCCAGAGACTTTGCCAACACTCACAGCGATATTGCTGTGTTATATTTGGATAACTTTGATTACATCTGGGATATTGACAGTGTAAGTGCAGCCATCCGCCAACAAATGCATGACTACGCCGGACAAGGCATAGTAATGAGCAATCAAAATTGTCAAATTGAGCACATGCGGCAAATGGTTGCATTAACACCCTTGTTGAGTTCTGATGCCGTGGTAGCATTTGACGATACCTATTGTGTAAACGACTGTTGGATTGGCAAGTGCGGTCCAGCAGTAGTTTATTTGCAGTCGCTAGGATGGACGGTGGTACACCAAACTTTAGATTGCGGTGTGATCATGAAAAAACTTGACAACGCCAATTAAATTCTGTATACTGATAACATATGAGAATACTAACATTAGATAACACTTACTACGACTTAGATCACTTGCCAGAAGAAATTGATGACCTGAGATTTGCAATTTTAGATAACTCCAATCCTGCAGATCCAGACTATCACTTTATTCCGTTGATCTTCTTGGAGAGCTTCAACGCTCCTGCTTTGGTTTTACGCATAGGTGATATCACACTCAAAATGCCCATGGACTGGCAAATTCTAATTGGTGAACCTGATATTGGTGACTTAGAAGTGTTGCCCTTGACATCAATCAATGATCGAGGCTTTAGAGTGTTTCAATTCAACCCACTGACCAGTTATAGGCCTAGTTTTCCTGACATTGAAATACTAGATGTCTATCATGAAGTCAGCTGGTTCGCACCCAAACTTAAAAATGGGCAAATGTTGGCTGTGCCTTTGAATAATGATCCGGAACCCGACTGTGTGTACTTTGTAAAGGACATCAGTCGCAACTGTGAAATTGTAGACTACAACAAGGCCTGGTAATGCCCTACACTGAACCAGAAATATTTGAAATCATCAATCGCTTGGCCAGAGTGTATCTGGAAAGTTATCCTGACGATCGAGAAGGTCTAGAACGATTCCTGCGTTGGGCACATTTACAATACGGTTACCAATATGGGAACCCTTAAACCAGACGCCACATACATTTACGAACGTGCTGACGGTATTATATATGCTCGAGAGTTTGGTGCTGATCCCAGTACACGTCGAGTGATAGGTTACGAATCAGGCAAGGAATATGATCCTATCACTGGACACAAAATAGACTACGATTCAAGAACAGCGGACGGTAGGCCGTTACGTGAGCACGTACAAGAAAATAGAATGTGGGCAGAAATTAGGCGTGCGGCACCAACCAATCCCACTTTACAAGATGCACTGGAACGTGCTATAATGATTTACAAACTAACCAAAACTGATGAGTGATAACCTGTCCATTGGCAACGAGATGCAACAATTTGATCGCAAGAACAGAGCGTTCTACGATCAATTGTCTGATGAAGAACGCAAGAAGTTCAGCCCTTTTTTGATGATACGTTGGGGATCAGCAGTAGAAGGTTCACGTGAGCTTCAAGAATTTTATGTGATTGCTACCAACGAACGATTGAACAAACACTTTTTCAACATTAGTGCTGCCAAACACAAAAAATTACAATGGTTGCTGGCCACCACTGTGAGTCCCGGCCTGGGTACTCAACGGCACAATTGGATCGCGCCCAAGAAAAAAGATGCCACACTTACTGGCAAGCGAAAACAATTGGCAGAAATTTACCCACATCTCAAAGATGATGAAATCAATGTGCTGGCAGGAATCACATCGCAAAAAGAAATAAACGAGTACCTCAAAAAATTTGGTGAAGGATCATAATGAAATATCAACAGCTGGTGGTCAATGGGTGTAGTTACATGGAAAGCTATGCCAGCGGATTTGGCCATCAAGAATTGGCAGAACGACTGTCAATCCCCCAGGCCATAAGTTTGGCCATTGGTGGAAGTGCCAATTCGCGTATTATTCGAACCACGCTCAAGCACAGTTACATCACGCTACAGCCCACATTGTATGTGTTGGGGATGACATTTGTCAGCAGAGAAGAATTGCCAATTTTGCAAGCCAGCAGTGATTTTGAAGGTCGATGGACTAATTTTCAAAATCAAAGCTGGAGTTCACGTTGGGATGCTCCTTGGACACAAGCAGACACTGATGCAATGATTGAGCTCAAACTCAAATGGGAGTTGAACAGCATACTGGATCGTGCAGAAGATCTCATGTATCGTATACTTGCTATGATACACAGTTTGAAATCTAGAGGCCATGCTGTGATAGTATTCCAGCAGGCTGATAATTTATATGAATCTTATTTAGATTCACCAAGACTAAAATTGTTTCATAGTGAACCTGAAATAGTCGAAGGATACAAGTGGCGTGCCATACCATGGCAGCATGAACGAGGAGTTCCGGCAACAGATTACGGCCCCGGGGGAATCAACTATGTGCCTCCAGAAATAGCACATCGACAACCAGGATTCCATCAAGAACTAAACATGTTTTTGACTGCATGGATCAACAACAACAATCTACTAAAATGACCCAGTGCCAGTACTGCAAAAAAGACTTTGCTCGAGAAACCAGTCTAGCAGTGCATGTGTGCGAGCCCAAAAGGCGCAGACAAGAACGAGCAGAGCGTGGAGTGGAACTGGGTTTTCAAGCCTACATACGATTCTATGAGATGAGCCAAGGATCAGCTAAACTCAAGACCTTTGATGACTTTGCTGACTCGCCTTACTATCGCGGCTTTGTGAAGTTTGGACGCTATTGTGTAAGCACAAGAACTATCAATCCCAAACAGTTTCTTGAGTGGCTGTTGAAAAACAACAAGAAGATTGACCGTTGGGCCAGTGATCAACTGTACACAGAATATCTCATACAGCATTTGCCCGTGGAGAATGTTAACGATGCTCTAGCACGAGCAGTGGAGTTTGGCATGGACTGGGCAGAAAAGAATTCAGCACAGCCACAGGACTGCTTGAGATACGGCA